TTTCTGTTTATCCCTTGCTGTCAAGAAAGACTGTTGAATGCGTGTGAACTCGTCAAAATCACCATCAAGTTGCGCTTCACTTGCTTTGACAGCGTTTTCTTCGGTGTATCCCATGGCTATAAAACTCTTTGCCATCTTGTTAATTGAACTTTCGCGTTCAAGCTCTTTGATTCTTGTTTCACGCTGCGCCTCGCGTTCTGCTCGTTCAATATCAAGCTGTTCTTTTTCCGTGAGAGTTGCACGATACTGTTTCTTATAGTTGGCAGCCTCTGATGTAGCCTTGTCGGTTGCTGCTTTAAGTCGCTTGTTTTCTGCCAATACTTTTGCAAGTTGTTCTTCTGCTGATAATTGCGGTTCAGGAGTTGGATCCGGCGTAGGTGTTGGATCTGGAGTAGGTTCGGGAGTTGGCTCCGGCGCAGGTGTTGGCTCCGGGTTTTCTGCGAAAAACTGCAAATTATATGGTAGAATCGACTTGTTTAAATCTTTCATTGTTGACCTCCTGCGTTTTAATGACTTCTCTGTCAATCTAAATTTTCAAATGCGTTTATCCGGTTCTCTCCGGTAAAACATAAAGAAAAGACAGCCGAATTTTATCGACTGTCTAGTTTATTGGTATCATATTTGACTTTGTGGTGATTTCTGCGGTTGATCCGACATATCTGGTAAGATTTTATCTGGATTAGAACCATTGCCGTCAAGGCTATTGCTGACAGGGTCTTTATTTCCGGCTGATGCTGTCTGCTTTGGTTGAGTGAGTAATTTTTGAATTTTCTCCATTGAATCCTTACTATCCGTATATACTGCCTGCGGATTGGTAAACAATGAAACGGTTTCGATTGCGTGTTTAGGGTCAACCCCTGTTTTTATCAGTGTCGACAACGCATTACACTTCGTAGCCATGTCATAAATCTTGTTACGACTGAAACGTATCATTATATCTGAAATATTCAAATTTACGATATCTGCAAACTCTTCTGATATATCAGTAGACTTTTTAATGATCTCCAACATAATTCGGATTGATTGCCGTTCTGACTGTTCAAAAATACTTTCTGTTTCCAAGGCCATAGTTTCGGCAAACTGCCAACCGCTCGACAAGTTCATAGCTGAACCAGTTGAACCTCCACCGGAATTTTCTTGACGCTGCGGAACGCCTGCAATTTCCATCAGCTGAGACATCAGCGCATCATCAAGCGATTGAGTACTTGACTGATCGATTTTGCTGTCAAGGTATTGGACGCTTGCTTGTACGCCTTGCGGACTTTTGGTTTGCAATACGCCATCAGATGAAAGCTTTGTTACTCCTTCTGGAAGTTCGCAATTATTCATCCATACTACATTTTGAACAGATTGAGCAATTGAATTAACTCTATCTGAATTAACAACATTAATCGCATCAATAATCGGGATAACCTTTTCAAAACATCCCATTCGGTCATGGTCGTTTACATATTCAACAATTGGAATAATTGCCGGAATATTTGCTACGCCTTTACCATTTGTAATAGACCATTTAGGATCGGTTTTAATATCAGTTCCATTAATTATTTTTGTACCATTATCTATTTCAAAATAAGTATCATCTGTATAACATCCATAAACCGTATTACCGTCTTTCTGCGGACAATATGTAACTGCCATCATAGGATGTTGATAAATGTCATTGGAATATACGATGAACGTCGTTGCTGGGTTGAGTGTGATAATATCAAAAACCGATTTACCGTAAACTTTCGGCTTTGCCTTAATCATTCGGTATCCGATGCCACAAATTTTAAAGTACCGAGCCAGTTCAACATCTTTAGAGGATTTACTTTCCTCAAATAGCATTTCATTCAGTGCGGTTATTCTGGTGTCGTCTTTATCGGAATCAGATTCCGGTACTTGCTTCTTAGACCTTTGAATGTATGTAATTGGATTACCGAATTCATATGCAATCTTGAAATCAGTGATCTTGGAGGCATTGTTGATAGCCACTTTCTCATTAATATCAGATCGAATATTCTTTGTACGGTCAAGGATTGGCTGAATACCTTTTTCATAATTCAGTAAAAACCTGATTTGCTCCGAATTCTTTTGATGATATATTAAGGCATCGTTCAGAACCGATATGACATTTTTATAATTTATTTGCTTTTCGTCGGTATAAATTTTTGCCCGACCCTTATAATAATCTTCCAGTGGAACCACCTGCTTTCAGACATGCCGTAAATAAGCATCCGATTGATAACAAAATAAAAGAACCACTTACCGGAACGTAACACCGGAAGAAGTTCTCTTTGATATTCTATCTAATTGTGATTTATACTCGGTGCTTTGACCATTCTGAGGCTTTTTCAGCTTTGGACTATAAGTAATGCCCTTACTGGCAAACTTAAGCTGATTTAAGCCACCGCAACGCGGACAGGCTATTTCCGAATCTCCGGTAACGCGACCGAGTAGTTTATTGCATTGTTTGCATCTGAAATCAAAATAGTTTTGCATAATATTCACCTAATTTCTGAAATAAAATAAAACAGCCATCAAATCATCAGATAAGACGGCTGTTTCTGCGAAAGGAAAGATATAAAATGAATGAGGTGTGCTTGTTTACACTTCTTGTTATACTTATTGTACCACGATATTTTTGTGAATGGGGTGAAAGCTACCGTTTTATACAATCAAAATAACTAGATATTCGTTTAGAAACAGTGCTTCTATCAAAATGCAACTTTTGAGCAACTTCTTCTTGCTTCATTCCATTAACATACAGGTATGAAAACATAAGTCGCGTTGTCATATCTGGAATATTATTAATAAATTCCTCAATTTCAATACGTTTTTTTTCATATTCACACAATTTATTTTTCAAACTTTCTTCTAATTTTCTGCGGCGTTTTAACCATGCATCTTCGTTTAAACCATTGTATCCTTCTATATTAAAACTACGGATAGTATAAGGAAAATTGCTGTCAGAGCCGTAAACCTTTCCGTATTGAGTAAGCGGAGGATGGGATTCTAGATATTTTATTTTTGATTGTAAGTCTTCGATAGCCTGTTGCAGATATGTAAGATCAGATAAATTTTCACGCGTTACCATATAACACCTCCTATATTCCCAATTGACTTCTATCTATAATTGTTGTTTTAACAGAAAAACCGCCGTCAAGAAACGCTGCAAGTTGCGCCATTGAATCAGCAGCATCATCATGTTCATTTTTTCCAACCTGGACCGTAATTGTTAATTCTTCAAAACCTTCTTGATATTCTCCAGAGCGATGTTGCTCGTCCAAAAAGTAAAATCTCTCTTTTATATCTGGCGCATACTGAATTATTTTTGCCATCTTACTAATTGTATTAGGTGCTTTGCTACTTGATATATTTGTTTTAAAACCGACTTTCTTCAATTCCTCATCGACTAAGTTGGCATACATATCACCGCCATTGTTTGCTTCAAAATGTTCTTGACTTGGTTTGTGATACAAAGTTTTTCCAGCTACTATCGGAACGGTAATCTTTTTATCTCCGCGGTTAAAAATCCAATCTGGCAAATAAACCTTTCCGTCTTCGTACTCATACGCGAATGGCATTGAAAGCGAATCTCCACCGCCAAAAGCAACGTCACATACTGCAATTTTTCTAACAAGTCCAACTTCCGGTAATACTCCATTGTATGTTTTAAGTTCATCCTCAGGAAACAATAATCCTTCTCTAATAAATGGCTTCTGTTGATATTTCGCCATCCATTCATTGTTATCAAGTCGTTCTTTAACATCCAGAAAGTACTTAGTTGAGAATCCGACTCCATAATCATACTGAAAGTTACTTTCATTCTTTTCATTTAAAGCCGGAATCTTTCTGAAGCGGTATCGTGGATTATTTTTCTTTTCTTCTTCAATTTTTCCAAGCGGGTCCTGTATTGACCATCTTGTGCCGACCATTAATTCCCTTGAACCATCGTTTTTACGGTCAACCATGACATTTAGGTAATCTTGATATCTATTATTTAATCTGACTGGACTTAATGACTCTGTACGGTCACGAACAAGGTCGTCGACATATAAATATCCATCTTTTGATATATCTATTGCACCTGTCCATGTACCGTCTATACCTCTGGCGGTAAATGAAGCGAAGCGATCAGGCTTGTCCAGGTTGACAGTAAACTCATCCGCTGACTTTGATTCTAGCTTGGAGGTTGGAAATATTTCTGCAAAATGGTAATCCGGTGAATTGATAAGCGTGAGCAACTCTCCATAAAATCCTTTTGCCAAAATTCCACTATGTCCACCCATTGCATTATGACTATTGGGACGTTTACCAATCACCCATGAAAGAAAGAAAATACAAATTGTAGACTTTCCAACACGTGGAGGGAGAGATAAACCATAAAAATCAATCTCTCTATCCTCTAAATCTTGCAAATCATCTACAACTGTCTTTAATACTTTTCGCCTTGGTAGGTAGAATCTCTTTTCTGGAGCCCGGTCTTTCTCCATATACAGAATATATTCATCCAAATAATACGGAGCCAAGAATAGAAGAGATCGGTTATACAGTTCGAAAAACTTCGGGTTACTTGCTGTCAGAGCAGCATGATGTTTCACAAATTTAGCGGTTTTTAACGCCAGTTCTTGATCTTCGGATAATATATTCAAACAAATCTCAAATAGGAGATTAAGATTATCAAATTTGGTTAGGTCTGATTGTTTGAGTTTAGCTATTAAGTTTTTAGTTTGTTCAGATACCATGAGTTCACTTCTTTCTGTGTGTGATGCTCGATGGCATTCAAGGGTTAATGATTATATTATTTGTGTTCTTACATAATCCCAATTTAATTCGTCTGGTGGATTAAGTAATTGTACATAGGCTCTGTACATCATATCGGCTATAACATCTGGTGAAACTCTGCCCGTGCATCCACCAAAAGCGGGAATAACAATCCACCCAACATTGTTTTGCATGGCTGTAATCAAAGTACTTCTCATGCAATTATAAATTACTGTCTTATCAATAATTGGTTGCGGATATCTCATTGACGGTGTATGTATCAGTAAAACATTTTCATTGGCCGCAACGGCTATGCTTGTGCCGACTGGCTGTTCGCCATAATAGTGTTTGATGATATATCTCTGAACTCTCTTTTGTAGTTTATTGCCAAAATATTCAGTAATTGCCAAGTCAAATCCGCCATCCATTAATCCAAATGAATTAGCGGGAGATACAACACAATCAATATAAAGGTGACTTTTCATGAAGCCGTCAAATGGTTGGTTTACAACTTCAATATTTTCTATGCCATCGAACAATGTTTTCCATGCCTGTGTCATTTCTGTGTTTATGTCTAATAAATAAATTTTCATATTCATCATTTATTCACCGGCTTTCTGTAATAAAGGTTCGTGATATATCTTTTCTGCTTGCTTTCTTGCTTTAATTGCGTTGATTTTATGCAAATATGAACCAATCCATATGTATTTGTGGTCTATTTGAATGAACGATCGCCATTTTTTGGAACTGTTATCATAAAACACACCTTTACAACCGCTAGTATTGTTTTTAGCTGTCTTACTTGTAATATTTAAAACACTTCTTCGCTTGCCATCGCATATCATTTTACATTTGATTTTGCTTGGCTTAAAATTTATTCTTCGATTGTCAAGCTTGTTTGAATTTTTATGCTTAACATACGCAACCCCTATGTCGCTGGCTATCTCTGCATGAAAATATATTGTTTTGCGACCTGTCTTTCTCGATGATACTGCATAGGCATAACCGCTTGGACTTTTTCTCCATGTAATGCCTTTGTGTTTATCCCAATCCGATGCGTTACAAAGCATTTCGTCATCACAATTTGAAAGTTTCACAACAACATATTGACCTAGAATTTCATATTTATTTGCCAACTTATCACCGACTTTCTAAGCAATATACACATTAAACCCCTGTTTCACATACTCAGCCATAGTTTTGTTAAGTTCTTGCTTACTTTTATAAATTTCACTTAATAACATCACAATATTGCCTTTCTTGACAGCAATAATGGCGTTCTTACCTTTCATGGCTTCTTTACCAATACGGATACAACTTTCTACGTGCTGCAGGTCAGCGGAATAGGTGTGGTTGTTGACGGATATTATATAGTCTGAATTGGTCATGCTGAACATTCAATCACCAACTTTCGCTATCGGATAATTAACCATGCTTTCATCATAAAATGATTTTAAAGTCACGTTGTATTTATATGAATCATCTTCATTTAAAAGTTCAGCGTCTTGTCTAATACTAAAAGCGTATTTGCCATCAATAAAATAATGACGGTTATTTCCATGGCTTACACAACGATTTGTTGCAACTGATTGCTTAAGCTTATCTATGTCAAATTCGTACTGCTTTACGCAATTACTAAAAAATTCATCATACTGTTTTGCAAATTTCATAGCAATATCATTAATTATATTCATTTAATCACCGGCTTTCTTAAATCCACACTTATTGGTTTCAATAGCATTATTAATTCCAATGGCTTCAATTCGATTACGCTTTACAACAATAGAACCTTCCGTATCTTCAAATTTTAAAACACTTTTGCCGTCAAGACATAGTCTGTTCACTGTTTCATCGGATATATCACCAGTGATGCATTCACCGGACTTTAACCAGATTATGTAATGCTTCATTTGGCAGCTCCTTCGGCGCGGTAAATTTTAATATGTTTTTCTCTAGGGCATCTGCGGCAAACAAAAACATATTCATCGTCAGTTTGCTTTCCATTTTTATCGTAGTAAAATCTTGCTCCAAGTTTCCATTGATGTTTACCAAAGAAGTAGTGTATTATATATTTAATACAATTCACTATATCACCCAACCTTTCTAATCATCGGATACCCATGCATCCTCAACCAATTATTTGATTTGCCATAAAGTATATGTAATATCCTGCTTATTAGCGGATGTGAAGTATTAATATCAAAAGTCAATGTATGTTCATAAGGATTATATAATATATCTGATGGACATGGAGAATCGGCAAGTGTCGTGATTTCTAATTGTGACTCACTAGGAATATCGTCAAGGCTAAATTTTTTAAACTCATTGCCGTCAAGCGAGTACATTAATTTGGTGGTACGTTCGGATTTTATTGGCATGATCCACCTCCCATTTTATTATTTATACGACAAAACAGAAGATAATTATTGCTCAAATTGGCCTTGTTCTATCTTCTACAATAATTATAGAATAGTCAGAATGTAAGTGTCAATAAAAGTGGGCTATATGTATATAATGAAATTGAATACGCACTATATTTTGTGATTAACCATAAACCCTTTTTGTTTTTTGAAAAAAATTTAGAGACTTCACATTTGAGGACGAGGTTTAAATTTATGTAGGCGCGGGTAGTAATAAAGGCTTTTTATATTTTTCGGATACTCGGACGACTGAGGGTGTGCCGGGCGCCATGCTCCGTCTAGACCCCCACCCGGGTGTTTACTTGCGGCTATCACATAACAGTACTAAATTTAATGTTATAGAAAAAAGTACTAAAAGTATATTGACTTTGTTTGAAATCAGCATTATACTATAGTCATAAAACAAACGGTCGTTAGATTTAGGACTATGGAGGGATGATAATATGATATATGGATATTGTAGAATCAGCACAAGTAAGCAGAATATTGAACGGCAGATAAGAAACATCAGAGAATCGTACCCAGCAGCAGATATAAGGCAGGAGATATACACAGGCACTAAGATATTAAACAGGCCAGAATGGAATAAGCTATTAAAGAAGATTAAGCCTAATGATACCATCGTATTTGATAGCGTATCCAGAATGAGCAGAAACGCAGATGAAGGATTTACTACCTACATGGAATTATATAATAAGAATATCAATTTGATATTTCTAAAAGAACAGACCATTAATACTGATAGTTACCGAAGCCTAGCCGATGGACAAATTAAGTTATCCATATCAACCAACGATACGGATGCGGATGAATTAGTAAACGACATTCTATCGGTAGTATCAAAGTACATCAGTAAGTTAGCAGAGAAACAGATTAGGCTTGCATTTGAGCAATCACAGAAGGAAGTAGACGATCTACACCAACGAACCAAAGAGGGAATTGAAACTGCAAGACAGAATGGCAAGCAGATAGGAGCGGTTGAGGGCACGAAGCTGCTAACCCAAAAGTCTATTAAGGCCAAGGAACAAATCCAAAAATACAACAATACTTTTGGCGGACCATTAACCAATGAGGATACATGGAAGCTGATAGGGATATCTAAGGTAAGTTTTTATAAATATAAGAACGAGATATTGGAAGAACTTAATTAAATATAGATAAATTAAAAGGACTCGGAATTGACCGGGTCCTTATTTTTGTGTGGTTAATTATATTTGATAGCAGCAATCGTTGTATTATTTTTATGCGCTTATCCGTCATGTTCTGGCTTGCGTTAGGCTGTTTGCTGTCAAGCGATGTATCTATTCCTCTTTCCAATCTGCATCAATCACCACGTCAGACTTAACCTTTTCGGCGATCTGTTCCAAATCCATTGTTGGGGCGAGCTGGTTATTTGCTGATACATTAATTTCCTGTTTATCAACCATTCCAAAATAATTCTTAGCGTAGAATATCCAGGTAACCGGGTTGATATTGCCATTCATGACCTCATTTGACATCAAAAATGCTATATAATCCTTCGCTTTTTTTATGATGTCACCTCTGGAATTGCTGGATGTAGCGCGGCTTCTGCCTGTTTCCCATTCCCATAGTGAGTTACGAGATATGCCAATAGAAAGAGCCAATCCCTCAATCGTTGGCCTTAATCCCTGTTGCATGCTGTAATTAAAATATAGACTGATACGTTCCTCAACTTCTGTATCACTGTCTAAATTTATCTTAGGCCAATCATATATTACCTTTAACTTTTGCATTGATTTACGCAATTCTTCGGGTGATGATTTTATTGGGTTCTTAAAATCTGAATTTGCCATATAATTCACTTCCTTTAATTTTTTAGTTGTTGCTGTCAAAACAGAAGAGTAGTTGGTACTATTCCTTGACAGCGGTATTATTTATCATTATTTAGCTTGCGTCCACACATCGGGCAGTAATTAATTTTTATATCTTTCTCTAAATATGTAGTACCTTGCGACATTGTACCTATATTGGTACAGCAAACTATATTTAATACATTTCCGTCAATAGAAGCATCAAATTCAACATAAGCATCGGTTTTATTTGAATATTCTCTATTGCTGATTGATTCACCGTCTGAACAGTATTCACACATTATAATTCACCTCCAATATCATCAATCTCCAAAAAAATAGTATCAATTATTATTAAATATTACTTTACGGACAAATACGGAAACTTTTGAAAACCTACTTTCCGTGGCTACAACCATTGATTTTACATGGTTTGTTGGCAATTTTGGAAAAACGGAAGATTTTTTTCACATCATATATATTTATAATATATTTTTAAAATATTTATCTAATTAAAAATATATTTCCGTTTCTTCCGTAAGCCTTGATTTTACTGGGTTTCTGTTTCCGTTTTTCTTCCGTTTTCTTTCCGTAAAACTTTCCGTATAGTCACTAAACTATATATAAGGTTATTTAAAAGGTAATTCTTCTTGGTCTAAATTTTCAGTGCTCATAAAACCTTCACTCCCCTTAACAATATTTCTGTAGTTCCAATATCCTTTTGAATCCTTGTTCAACGGTACACCATTCTTTTCCATCCTTTCTTTGATACCTCTTCGATTAATGGCAGTAAAATCATTGTCTTTACACCATTGGGTATATGCATCCTCAAAATCAGTTTTCAGTATCATGTCCATTTTATTATCAGTAATGCTGTAATTTTCATGGATAAATCGATAGATGGTGTCTAACTTATCTCTGTAATCGTTAATAGCATTATCACATTCAGTAGATTTTGTAAGCTGATATTTATTTTCTATAAGTCGATGCAATCCTTCAATAAACCAATTGAATATTGCGTTACGTTCCAATAACATTTTGTCCAATAATTCTCCGTCACGTTTTTCCTGTGGTATAGTATTGGTACAAGGAACGATACATAGTCTTTCAAATACATGTCCACCTTTATCATCCTGGAAGTTAGGAAGGTTGTTACATGATATTGCTATAGCCCCATTAAAGATATACGAGAACGGTTGCTTATTCTTTGGCTCAACCTTTACGGGATCTCCTCCGGTAAGTTGTTTGAATACTGCACTATCTTCAACATCACTACCTGTCTGATCTCCAACACTGATTAACCGTTTTCCGACTATGCTGCCAAGAGAAAATTTTGAAGCTTCGTTCATTTGCTGTAGTGGTACATTAATTGTATTACTGGTCCCAAGCAATTCTCCGATTAAATTTAATATTTGGGTTTTACCAGAATTTCCGAGTAGCGAATAAAGTACCAAACATTTTTTAATACGGCTTACCCTTATATTTGATAATGTTAAACCCATATATTCTTGAATTACAGCTTTTTTCTGTTCATCAACTCCGCTATCTATTTCTCCACATAAGTCATTGATATAATGTGTGAAATTTGGCATAGTATGATCTTCTGGATGATATTCGCAATTTAACTGTATTGTTATGAGTTTGTCAGGTGTATGTGGTTCAAGTTGTTTTGTTCTGACATTATATAATCCGTTTTTGACATTAATATACCATTCATCCGCATCAAGGTCTTGATATCCGCAAATATGACCTCGTTTGCACGTTAGAAGATTATATACATTATTTATCAGGTTATCACTTGCCAGTCCCACTGGTATATAATTTCTTATGAATGATCTGACGGTATTTCTGTTACATTTGTTGTAAACTCCGTTTTCATAAATATAAAAATCGTCTTTGTCCTCCTCCGGGCGCCTTACTATAACATAATGCAGAGATTTACTTATGCTATCAGCTAGAATGTCTCCGTTTATTTTTTCTTTGGCTTTATCGTCTTTACCTTCTATGAAAATCCATGGAGCAAGTGTTTTCTCAGCTGATAATATCAACGATTTAAGGTCTTCTTTGGGATGATTTTCATTGACGATATAATCAGTAACATCTCCCTTTTCGGTTCGTGATGTTAAAGTCCAAAATACAGAGTGAGCATAATGTTTTAAATCATGCAAGATACGGTCTTTTAATTCCAGTCCCGGAACATCATTGTCCGGTAGAATAATGACCTTGGCCCCTGTAAAATACGAAGCAAATTCTTTCTTCCAATCACTGCATCCTCCTGGAGTGGTTGCGGTATATCCTAGTCTATTTAATGTATCAGCATCTTTTTCACCCTCAACGATATACACCGGGTATCCATCAGCAATAGCCTTAATTAGCTTTGGCAAGTTATATAATACCGTGTGCTTACTTCCACGCCCCAATGAATATGTATCATTCTTTTGGTCAATTACAGCATGCAGTATTTCTTTACCTTCAAGTCTAATTTTTGAGTATAGATATTTTCCATTAGCATCACAGTAATTATATATAGCTTCAATTTTACGTCCCTTGGAATATTCTAACCGTTCTTTCCATTGTGGTGGCGCATAATCTCCTATGTCATTAAATGTAAGACCTACAGCATTTAAAATGTCCTCGGTTTTACATCCGGCATGGCAGAAGAGGAGTAACTTCCCTTTATTTTCTGATATAGTCAAACTTGCTTT